ACTGTCGTAAACTCCGGGTTGGATGTAACGTCTACCGAACCAGAAAGGAGACGGAAGGCACGAACACCTTTCGAATCAAAGTTGGTTCCGGAAAGAGATACAGTAAATGTCTGGTAATCGCCAGGATTTACACCATCTTCGTAGCCAATCGAAGCCGAAGTAGCTGTACCACCGGTAACAGCAACCGTAGCCGAAGCCGAGTTGATTGTGTATCCAAAGCGACCGGCGCCATAAAGACCGCCGGTGGCATCTGTATCAAGTGTATCGAGCGTACCGTACATGTTGTCTCCAGAAGAGAAAGGCTGACGGTTCGATCCATACTTAAAGTCTAGGTAGAATACTAGACCGGATGGGAGGTTCATAGGCTGAACCGATACGAAGTCTTTGGCTGCGATCTGAGCGAAGACTTTGCGTACAAGAGGAAGGGCTACGCCTGCCCACTGCTCGCCATCACCAGCGGAAAAAGAACCACCGGTACCCGTCGAGGACTGCTCAGCAACGATCTGCTTAGCCTGATTTTCAAGAATCATGGCCATCGTGCCCTGCTCTTTTACATCAGAGATGCCCTCTAACAGACCGGAGGCATTCCACTTCTCGGCAAGGCGGGAAGCTTCCTGCTCCATGCTCTTGTAAGTGTTTGCACTCTCAAGTAAGTTTTTTACTTCCATTGTTAGAATTATCTAAAGGGTTGTGTTAAGAAATAATGCCAGCTAATCTCTGCATGCGACGTACTGCGTCAGATACTTCGTTGATGACTTCACCTTTGGTGGAGTTACCAGCCGGAGCAGATGCAAACGACTTATGCTCTTTTACTGTTTGTTTAGCGGGCGTAGAAACTAGGTTCTCAGAAACAGTTTCATATACAAGCTTGACTTCCTTGACAGTTTCAGCTTTGTCAAATGCCGTGATGACATTTACTTTCTGCGACTCTGTAAGGTTGTTGGCTTTGAAGAGTTTATTGACGTAAAGCAGTTTGGAGTTAAGAAGGTTAACTTCCTGAAGCTCTCCTCTAAGCTGTTCGATAACAGCATGAGCTTCTTCTAGCTGATCATGTGGGTTCTCCTCATGAGCATCTACGTTACCCTGTCCTTCTTCCATAGCATCTTCATCTTCATGCTTGGCTTCTTCCATAGCATCTTCATCTTCATGCTTGGCTTCTTCCATAGCATCTTCTTCTTTATGCTTTGCTTCGTCCATGTCATCTTCTTTAGCCATTTCTTCAAGCTGGGCTAGAAGTTCGTTCAGGTCGATTTCGTCATCGGCCGATACCATATCGTCGGCAGCGTCCATTTCTCCATCAACTGCATCGAGCTCTTCTTCGCCTTCATGACCGAGTTCTTGAGCAAGGATATCACGAATCATGTCCTTGAGGTCTTCGACTTCCATGTCTTTGACTTCAACTTCTTCTTCGGCTTCCTCGCCTTCACCTTCTTCTTCTTCAGCTTCCTCTTCAGATTCTTCTGAGTCATCGTCAGCCTCGGCTACTGCTAGTTCCTCTTCAGAAACTTCAGCTTCGGTTACTTCTTCCTCTGTTACTTCGGCTAGTTCTTCCTCTTCGTTGACTTCCTCAGCCACAGCATCTTCAACGACTTCATCGACTTCCTCAGTCTCCATTTCCTGGAGCTTGGCAGCCAACATGTCACGTAGATGTGGGGTGATTGTTTCTTCTAGAGCTTCTCTAGCGTTAGCAATGGCAGATTCACGAATTGTCTTAGCTTCAGCAATAGCCTCTTTTAAAAGGTCTTTATTTGCCATTGTTAATTAGATTAACGAGTACGTTTATTTTAAACGTAAATATATTTGAAATGCTATAATACCGTAAAATAAAAGACGATATATTTGTATATAAATATACCGTCTTCCTAAAAACCAAGTAAGTAAGTAAGTGGGGAACTCTTGTACTACATCTCTCCTATGTTAGCAAGAAAGTTCTCTAGATGGGCCTCATCAGTGTCTGAAAGTTCACCAGCAAAGTACCGTTCCAATATTGCCTCTATTGTTCTAATGGCTTGTATGACCTCTCTGGAAGGGGTCTCTTCCTCTATACCTTCGGCGAATCCATCTTCCTGATCCTTTCGTTTATCCCTCTTTGTACGCTCCTGTGAAGGAGGCCATTCACCGTCGCCCATGTTAGTCTCGGAACCGTCGCCGTACTCTTGTTCGAACTCATCCCATATGCCTTCAACATCGGGATTGTCAAGGTTGTTTGATGCAAACATCATGAAGTCGTAGGCTCCGGACATGTATTCGGATTCTACCTCCTCTTTTACGGTATCTTCTTTGAGTATCCTTGAGTTCTCAGTCAGTTTATTTTCTACTAAGAATTTTTTGAGATCGAAGTTATCCATTTTTTTCTGTTTGAATGAGTCTAGTATAAGTAGTTATTAGGTCCGTAAAATATCGTTAATAATGTCGTCTAGTTTTGCAAAAGGAGATAGTTTAGCTTTAGCTTCGTTTAATGAAACTGGGTTCATAAAAGCACCGTGTGTGGATGGATTCGAAACAAAATCCCATCCTACGAGTTCAAAGTCCGGCTGTACCTCTAAAGTACCTTCGTTTGTCTGTTGAACCGAGCCTGTTCCTCTAGAAGAAATACCGATAGCATGTCCTGCTTTTAGAATCTCTTTTACGATATTACCTGCGGGTGTATTTAGTAGTTCAACTTTACCCATTAAGTCATCTCCTTCCCACCAAAGCTCTTTTACAATATGAGAAGCATTTTTGAGAGAGATAATCGGAGATTCTGGGTGATCTAGTTCTCCGTAGGCGTTTCCTACCTTGACAAAGTTTTCAACATAGTTGTTTACTTCTCTTTCAAGGATAGGCTTTTTATATACTCTACCGTTCTGGTTCTTGGCTTCTGCTCTCTGCATAACGCCGGTTACTTCGTATACGCCTGGACGCTTTTTACTCTCTGTAAGAGTCGGTCTAGATGAGGTAACGTCTACTATAAGTGTCTGCATTATGCTAATTGTTTTTCTTCTTCCTCCATTGGTACCTCCATTGCCGTTGCAGGAGTGGATGGTAGAGGAATGTTTTGATATTTTCTAAGAACATCAACTAGTTCTGCAACGAACGATTTAGCAACTCCAGGTGCTCTTAAATGACCAACCATCTTAAATGCACCTTCGACTTTATCTCTATGAGAGACGAAAGCCTTTTCAATATCCAATACTACACTCATAAGGTCTTTAACTCCTTTGGTGTAGTCCGGGAACATATTGGTAAGTTCGGTATTGTCCGTATCTACTAAATGTCTTTCTAGCTTCTCTGTTCCCTCGTTTAAAGTATCTACAACCAGGGACTTCACTGCCTCTCTAAGCTGAGCTTTTTTCATAGCGTTAAATGTATCCGTATTCCCTTCTGCTTTACCGCCCTTGGAGTCAACAGTTCCCTTAAAAAGAGCTTTCTGATCTACCTCAACCTCTCTATCGTGTTTTTTAGTGCGAAGAGAATCTCCTGAGAGCTGATTAAGATAGTATGTCGGGTGCTTGCTTAGGTTATCTACTGCTTTCTTGAGGTACTTCATACGAGTCTTTTCGTCGAAGTTAATATTGACAGTATCGAAGCCTGCTTTCTCTAATTCGAAATCAAGTCCTCTGCGAACAGAGTCTGGAAGGATCGTATCGATCTTTTCGGCTACATCTTTGTAAACATTTTCATTTACTTCTTCGATCTCTGCTTCATTTACCTGGATGCCTCGGTTGTATTTATGCGGATCTAATCCAAGCTGTGCAGCTGCTTTTTTATGAGACCCTAACTTCTTGCCGAGAGCCTGTAAGTCTCTAGCATGTTGCTGTACAGTAGCTTTAATTTTTTTAGCATCCTCAAGATCTTTCTCTGTTATTTCAACGGCATCTTCATCCGGCTGCTGTACCCCCTGAGACATTCTGATTACATAGTCATATTCGTCCTCCATAGGGGTCATATTTTTCACCCATGCATTAAGGTAATGACCTAATTCACCTGGGTGCTTTTCCCTATCAAGCCACTCAACTGGGTGGAAGTACTTGGCTACGGTTGCGCCCTTATCTCCGGTGACGGTTAGTTGAATAAACTTAGACTTAGCTTCCGAGATCATACCTCTATTTTTGAGGATAGAAACAGTATCATCGTACCCGTTGAACTGAGTAATGAACTGTGGGTGAGCAAGTCTTGCATCACGGAGGAATTGTGCTTTAGCATATCTTCCTTCTAAAACGCCGTTATATTTTTCAGTCAGTGTCCTCATCTAGATAGTCAATTAATTTTGTGCTAAAAGGTCTTTTCTTACGCTTGACTGTTTTATAGCCAAGCTTCTCGCCGTACTTAGTAGCCTTGTTTTTGCCAGTACCTTTCTTACTGAATGCAAACGGCGTTGCATATTGAGCACCGGTACCCGGTGTAAAAGTCGCACCAGTACCAGTGGACGAAAGCTCTTCAAGAACTTCCTGAACAATTGCTACTAGTTGACTTCTTTTCATAGACTCTTTAATTCGTGGACGAGATCGTAGTACTGCATTAACGATACTAAAGTACTGTCTGTAATTTTATCCTTGTTCGTCAAAGGGGTAACAAGCTTACGAATCTCGTCTAGCTTAATTCTTGTAATGTCGTCTGTTACTAAATCTTTCTTAGCGTCTATGATCTTGCTAATGTTCTCTAATTCCTCGTTAACAATCTTACGTAGTTTAGTCTGAGAGGATACTGAGGTGATGAACTCTCTCAAGATCCTTTTTTGCTCCGGAAGTAGACCTGAGTATTTATTATTAAATTTCTCCAGGAGTACTTTGTAGGTAAGTAGTCTAAGGTCTTTATCAAACTTGGAAAAGTCTTCAATTAAAGAGTCTTTAGCATCTTCTTCCGATACCGGTGCTGCTGTTAAATGCTCTAGGATGGTGACTTTATTCTCAACAAGTACATCCGGGTTGACTAGAGTATCAGTATTGTGTGCTTCCATCAAGCAGTAGAGAGCAGCAAGTGGTTTGTAATCTCTTACCTTGATAGAGAAGAAGTCGTCTAGATTATAATGCTTCTTAATCTCTTTAATTAGATCGTATTTCTGATTCTTGAGAGAGGCTCGATCTAGTTTGCGGGATACTTCTAGGATAGTAGAGATAATAGATTCTGCTCTACTTTGATTGATACCTTGATTCTTCGTAATAAATTCGTACAGTTTGTACTCTTTAGCCAAAAAAGAATTGCCAGAGTAGAAGTTCTTAAGTACTTTTACAGCAGGGGAATCCTTTTTAGACAGGGTATCGGCTGCGATCTGCTTTACAAGCAATTCGAAGATGAGTCCCGTATTACGATACTTTGAATGTTTAATTTTCATAATATAGTGTTACTGTAATAAATATGTACTAGTCTTCTAAATCTTTAATATTAGATTCGTCAAGCATGTTAGCATCAACTATTCCTTTATCTTGTTTAAAGATTAGTTTCTTCTCTTCAAAGATATCTTTATTCTGTAAGTAAACTATATCTGCTTTTTTAGCTTCGTTTACATTCTCGTTATCACTCGGGAATCCACCTTGCATACCATGTTTACCTAGTCTATCTCTACCTCCTAGTGGATCGTCTTGAGTACCGTAAATGGACATCCTCTCTCTAGGGCGTCCTCCTTCGTCCTTCTCATTGTAACCTACCGGAAGTCTAGTTGAAGGATCAGTCCTTCTCCCGTACATAGATGCCAGGTCGTGCGGTGTACCGTATGAACGTCCGCTTTCTGCAGGATCGTTTCCTTCATTTTCAATCTGTAGAAGGCGGAAAATACGCTTTTGATCCTCTCTTACGAGGCCTCTCATCTCGTTGTATGTATCCTCAGACATATCGAAGATATTGTCGTAAATATAATCCGTCGAAAATAGTTTAGAGTCTACCATCTGAGAAGCTAGATCAATCTTTTCTTTCATAAGAGCAACTTTCTCCTGCTCGTAGATGATCGATGGACCGGTCAGATTGATTTCAAAGTTGGTAAGAGATTCCCCGGTAAATCCTTGAGAGTAGAGATGTACAAGAGCAATCTTAGTTAGCTCACTCTCCATAATTTTCTGCACTCTTTCTACCGTTCTGGCAAAGCGAATATCTTCTGCAGCAAGAGTTGCTTTACCCTGCAGATCTCCCTCATACCCAAAATATGCTTTAGGAATCTTAAGTGCGGCAAACATCTTATCACGTAGGTACTCAACGTCTTTAATGCCATCGTAATCAAGACCTTTAGTAGTATCGATGCGAGTTGCTGTATCGTTGCCTCTAACCGGAATGTAGTAATCCTCCATCATATTCTGGAGGTTAAAGCGTAGATTATACTGTCCGGTCTGCTGATCAACGTACGGTGTCTTCTTCATCGTGTTGATCGTTTTCTGCATGAACTGCTCTACCTCTGCAGGAGGAATGTTTCCTACGTTGATGTAGAACATCCGTTTTTCCGGTGATCTCATGATGCGATGAATCAACATTGCATCTTCCATCAGAGTCATCTGCTTGAATACTTTTCTTGCAGGTTCCAGGTAGGATCTACCGTAGGGTAGGTAATTTGTGTCCGAGATCAAACGGAAGTGTGCTACCTCGTAATTGTCGAGATGAATGACTCTCTGGTCGGATTTCGGAATATAATTTGGATCGTTCTGCGAAGCTAGACCATCGGGGTCGATCGTAAAGGTAACCTTCTGAGGATTTTCTGGATCTTCACCTTCACGTCTTACCATGTGGTAGACAGTATACGGTAAAACGTTGTAGACCCCAAACTTATCGGACACTTCTAGCTTGAGGAAGAAGTCTCCATACTTACACATGTTACGTGTCCAGGACCAGAGGTTAAACTCAATATTTAATACATCGTAGAAGAGGTTGTAGAGTACTCTCTGAATGTTCTCATCCGAGGATTTAATAGAAAGTACCTCTCTCTGATCGTTTTTTAGAGTAGCCTCGTCCGCAATAATATCAAGAGCCGATGCAATAATCGGATCGGTGTCCATTGCTTCATAGTCGGAATATAGCTGAATCCTAAGCGTCTGATAGTTCAGGTTAGGATTAAAAATATTCTTATTATTGTAGATGTACAGGCGGGAGAAACGATCGATCAGAGCGTTTGTCTGGTACTTGCCTGAGGTCTGAATCTGGTTTACGTCTGCTACCTTGAGCTGGTCGCCGCCAACATTGCGAATTACAACGTCAGTCGAAAAGAGACGTTGCAGCCTAGAAAATAGTGATCGATCCGCCATTATAGGTTATTTTATATATAAATAGTCTTACTTAAGTATCCACCCGATATCCTCCGTACCGTGGGGAGTCTCTATAAGATACGGATTATTTTGCGGTCTGGCAACGTTTGTGATAACGGCCGGGTTTCTTTGGTTAAGACTGGAGAATGATGAGAGCTGTGCTCTGGCTAGGTCCATTCCCTGTTGGCGTAATCTTAGTGCTGTATCCCTTACGTATAGACCTGTTGCGAAGGACATAACAAGGTCATCGTTATAATTTGTTTGAGCCTGTGCCTTACCGTTCTTCCATATAAATACTCTCATCTCATTTAAGAGTCTTTGAGAAAAGAGGGTAACTGAGCGCTCTCTAATATACTCCATCATCTTAGCAATCACTAAAGGACGTGATTTCATCGACATAGTGAAGCCTGGTACGAGTCTGTTATTCTCATACTTAGCCATGTAAGATTCTACGGTCTCATGTTCGGATCTTGGCGAGTAGTAGAGGTTCCTGTATTCTCTCTCAAGTATCTGCTCGATGGTGGCCCATCCTATGTTTGCATTTTCAACTACGAGTAATGCATCGTTATACTCAGATCCAATTGCAACCAATACGTTACCGAAGTCTTTCGGAGAAAGCTTACCTTTATACTCGGCAACCTGTTTTGCCTCTTCAATATCGAATACATGAAATGCTGAGTAGTCGGTTGAGTCTCCGCGGGCTACGTCAGCTACGACCATATACGATTTAGTATAATCGGCCTGTTCCCAAATCCAAAGATTGCCATCTACCCCTCTTCTCTCTACAGGATCTCGAATCAGAGTGCTTTCATAATGAATCATATCTTCCGGTAGCAAGACAGTATCACCGGATGATAGAAAGTCACAGTCACATTCCTGGGCTGCCATTCTGACGCCTAGATCAGAATCCTGTTGATCTCTCCAGGACTGGTTTCTTTCTGGATGAACATGCCAGGGAAGCCGGATTGGTACAAAGCTATTCTCTTTTACCTCAGCTCTCTCCCATGTATGATGAAACCAGTTTCCTACGCCGTTAGGAGTAGAAAGGGCCAGGCATTGACCGCCAGTAGCAAGGGTTTGTTGAGCTGCAGTGAAAGTTTCTTCAATGTTGTCGATAAAAGCAGCCTCATCGATAAGTAGGAGAGATACCGCTTCAGATCGTGCAGAGTCAGAATTAGAAGAAACAGCTTTAATTCGAGATCCATTTTTAAGTCTAAGGCTAAGTTTGTTGTATTCGGAATGCTTTAATTTAAGCCATTTTGGCAAATTATCATACATAAATTGTACTTTTGTTACCAAGTTTCTGGCTGTAGCCTGAGTTGTAGCAAGAGCAAGAATGTTCTTGTCTTTGTGGAAGAGCATCAACCAGAGAGAATATCCGGCTGCTAAAGTAGATATACCAAGCTGTCTAGACTTGAGCGTTATGAGGTATTGATGGTCTTTAAAGAGATTAAGGACTTTACCCTGAAATGGGTATAGATTGAATAGAATACGACCACGGGTAGGGTGCTGTATATAGCAGTACTTCTTCATGAAGTACTCTGGATCGTTAGCGCATTTAAGAAATTCTTGCGCTATCGCTTTTTTTATGTCTTGTTGACTCATAACTTATTTTAAAAGCGTTCCTCTAGGAGTATTTGTTATGATAAATCTAGATTGTCTTGCTGATCCTCGAGAATTGGTAAATATTACGGGAACAAGGGAATTTCCTACTCTGGAGTACTTATCTGTGAAGTAGTAACTGCCGTCTCTTTTTCTTATAGCTGCGTAAAAATCTTTTGACGAAGCATACTCTTCAACCAAAATTATCTTCCCGTTCAAGTATAGGTTTTTATCTTGTACTTTTTCTGCTACAGTGTCCATAGGTCCTATGTAATAGCTATCTATAGGTCCACCCATCTCTTTTGTACCTTTAAATACCTGAGTTATTACTTCGAAGGGTATTTTTAAACTGACGTCTTTGAAGCCGTCTACCAATTTTAAATCATCATCGAAGGATAAGTTACTTGCGTTGAATTCTTTCTTGTAAAAATCGAAAGCTTTTTCGTAAAAAGTTTCAACGAACGAGACAACGTCAGGTCCCATAGAAGTCATACCTTCCAGCCCTGCGCCTCCCAACGAAGGTGCGGAAGTCCCTTTAGCAGAAATTAAATGATCAGGTCCATTCTGGATCTTAAGCGCTATGTCAGCATAGGGCTGTTTCTTATATCCAGGCATATTTTCTACCTTTTCAACTGATAGTACATTTTCTATTTTTACGCCATTCTTTCCTACAAGAGTTTTTACTCCTTCTACACTATTAACAAATTCAATAAATCCTCTTTCCTGTCTCTCTCCTCTCTCTTCTTGACTTTTACCGGTTCCACCAAACTCTGCTGTTTTTTTTAACTTAGATGTAGTAGTTGTATTTCCTTCCTCGTCTTGTAGTACCACGGGGCCTTTCTCTACAGACCAGTTTTCTAACTCTTTAACTTTAGATCCATCGGGATCGTGTACTAGAAAAGGCTCTTCACCTCTTTCGAGTTCTAATGGTTCATTATTTTTAATTTTTCTTATAAGAATGTCTACTCTACCTTCCCCGGTTTTTGAATTAATTTTCTCTAGTTCTCTAGGACGTAAAGCAACTTCTTTAAGATCAAATCCAAACAAAGATTCAAATACTCTTAGATCCTTTTCATTGTTTAAATCAGGATAGCCCTTATCACAGCGGTAACCCCACTCTAATATAATTTTATCTAAGAGATTCATTATAGCTCTTCTTCTGGGGATTCGCCGGGCTCTTCGAATTCTACTTCTGCTTCTCCGGGTTCTTCTGCGGGTGCTTCTTCACCGGGGAAGTCTCCACCTCCTCCGCCGACGCCTGCTTCGAAACCGTCTCCGGCTGCTGCTTCTTCTCCTTCTTCTCCTGGTCCCTTGACAGGTCCGTATTTTAAGATATCGTTAAGTTTATCTAGAGCCTGTTGGAAGTCATTTACTTTTGCAATATAGTAACGCTTACCTGCAATCTGTGCTTCAAACCCTTTACCGAGCCATTTTAGATAGAACATCTGTCCATTCTTTAAAAGTACTTTAAATGTAGTCGGCTTGGGGGCAACCCATTGAACGTCTTGAACGAACGTACGAAAGTCATCTGTCATTAGATTTACCAATGTACGATGAAGGGTAGGAAACTTGCCTAAAATCTCATCTGTAGCATCTTCTAGGACAGCTCCTTCGCCTTCCTGTTCACGTAGTACTTCAAATACTACATCTTCGATGATCTCTCTCAGTTCGTATTTGTTCATATTTTTATACGTCTTCGTCTTCGTATGTTATATGCATCTGAAGTGTACTTTCAGCATTCTGTAGTGACTTGATAACTGATTGGAGGACATCAACTAGATCCTGGTCGGTTGCACCGTAAGGATGCGTATCTATTCTTCTACCGTTCTGAACGTAATTGTAAACTTCTGATGCAAATCGAAGAGCTGGTAGGACTTTAATATCCTCCAATGTGCTTGTATCCCATCTAGGTCCATCCGCTAAATGTGTTGACTCCTCTAAGGCTCCTATAACTTTTTCAATCTCTTCTTCGTGTGCTTCGTATTCTAGATAGTGAGCAGCTTTCTGAATATAGTCATGTGCTTTGACTACTTTAGCTTGCCACCAGTGAGGAAAATCGACCTCTCCGGGTACCTTATCGTAGTGGTGTAGTAGTTTATAAAGCTTTACTCCGTAATGTATAAGTTCATATACCGTACCTTTAAGCATGTCCGGCTCATCATCTTGATGTCCTACATCTAAGTCTCCTGTATCGTGTTCATCAGAAATGTTTTCTTTGACTCCTTCTTTCTTTCTACGAGTAAGCTCTTTACGTACAGCTAGAAGCTGCATTCCAAGGACAGGGCTAATGTTTAGCTCGTCTGTATCATTTTTTTCAAACCATTTTTCTAAAGCTTTTGTAGGTGCTTTAGAGAGAATTGTATAGAGTGATGTAGCTTCCTTCATGTTTTCTTCAACATTTGTATCCGATACAACTACATTCTGAGCTTCTAAATCCTGTAGGGCATCGAAGGCAGTTTGCTCGTCTCCAAAATAGTACAAATCAGATCCGCTTGTTTGAAATTGCTTACGGTACAGATCATCTAGAATCTCCAATGCTTTTCTAGCATCTCTTAGATCTACTCTAATGTAGAACATTCCCGGAGGTGCTTCATTGAGAGGCATTTTAAATTTATTAACCATATTTCTAGCAGCTTCAACAGCGTTGATGATAACTCCGCCAGAAGGTTTTACAACCACATTTGTAAGGTCGTAGTTACCTGAGTGATCATGATGAACTAGCTTTCCGTTATCAACAGAAAAATCAAAAACATCAATCTCATTATTCTTATACGTTACCTTGACGGCAAAAGAATTATCGTACTTACCTTGAATCACCAGCCGAACGTCCGAGATTTCATCTCCCATCTGATGTAGGGCAGCTACTACGGCTTTACCGGTCTGCTTACCCAGGTCTTTAAGGGTAGCGTCATCTAACGCTTCAAGGTTTTCCTGTTCGGACATATTATCGGTATCCGTCTTATCTACGACCTTAATAGTATCTTCCTTATCTGCCATTGCTTTAACTTTTGGAAGATCCCTTATAGTTGTTTTTATAATAGATTCTAGAGTCATCATTATTGAATTAGGTACTACGTTATAAATAAATAGAGCAGAATCTACCTTACGAACTCCAAATAACGTCTTTGAACTTTTCTGGTTCTAGGTTAAAATAATCCGTCTTCCATTTACTTTGAGCAAAGAAATCTAAATAAGCCCACTCATCTTTCCTGTCATATAATTTCTTAGCAACATCGTTCCAATCTGTAAAGAGAGCAAGATCTTCTATCTTCTCTTTTTTCTCCATAACCTCCGAATAATCGAAATGATCCCATTCGTAATGAAATACCTCGAAAACATTACCTTTTCTATCTACGAAATCTACGCTGAAGTCTATACCCCATTTTGGCTTGAGTTTGATTAGCTTCCATAAGAGGGGATTAAGTTCGCTAAACTTCTCAAGCTCTACTAATGCATCTCCAGTATACCCTTTTCTTTCGAATAGATCGCAGTGATTAATATGGGCTCCTTCGTTAACATACTCGGTTACCATCCAATCTTGTCTAAGAACAGTTTCGCTGGATCTTCTTATCTCTGGATTACCGTTTACGGCAGCGTATTCTTTTTCCAGGTAGGTTAGGTTGTAGCCGTTTTGGTCAAACATGGCTACTGCTTCAGGATTTAAAAGCGGGTTACCATCGTTGATCGGCTTATTCCAATACCCATCTCTACTTAGTTCCGTCTGTAAAACCTTTAAACCTCTCATTGACAGTGGTAGTTTAAATATCTTTGAAGCGCTTTAGCAAAGTGCGTTCCTTTATCTTTAAGCTTAGATCTTTCCTGGCGTACTTTAGAACAAGATAGCTTTCCAAGTCTTTTTTTCAGAATACCTGGTTTGACAGGATCGTGAATATCCTCATAGAGTACTTCAAGAATTATTTCTTTTAGCTCAGATTTTTTCATCCTTGGTTCGGCATTCTTTTCTGCATCAATTGAAGAAGTGATACTGCCACTCTAAAATTTTCAACATCGAGTTTTCTAAGTCTAACTATAACATCGTCTCCGCTAGTAGCCATCTGAGGTGCTTGGTAAATCTGTGTACGCTGAATATCGTCTTTGTCTTCTGAAAGATTTTCAACGGCTGCTTTAATCTTATCTACGTGCCCTTGAATGTAATTATGTTCTTTTTCAAGACCCATCATTTCGGCCATAGCCATAATTTGATCTGCGATAAGCTCGGCGGCATCCACATCTGCTTCGACAGCTCCATGCTCTAATGCTCTCATTTCTAATGCAAAGAGGGCATCTTGAAGCTTGGCCGTACGAACGGCTAGATCCATGTCTTCAACCTTATCTTCAATATCCTGGTAAAGTGATTTAGCACCAGGGCACATATGGTAGTGTTTGGTCTGGTAGTCCCCGATTTTAATCTCTGTATCAGCTTCGCCTTCAGACTTCATAGCTTTCTTGATAGCTTTATCTCTAGAGCCCATAAACTCGTCTTCAGGAGATTCAATTCTACCATCGCCATCATAATCTTTGTCGGCTTTTTCTTCCATCAGAATATCTTTAAACTTGATCATTTCTTTTTCTTTTTTCTCCATCTACCGCCTTTACCCTTATACCATTTCGAAGCCCAGGCATTAGCATATGCGGATGGATATTTAGTGAATTTTCTTTTTGCTGCTGCTATGGCTCGAGACCATAGGTCCTTATTTGTAGGAGTATAATCTGATTCTAGTATAGCAAAGAATGTTTCAAATAACTCTTCGGATGTAACTTTAGCTTTTTTGGTATTGGGTACAAATTGACCTTTACCGGCTTTCTTTTTACGAGCTGTAGCAGCTCTTTGTGCTTTTGTAAGAGACTGTGCCTTAGCTTTAGGCAAACATCTAGATGGTCTCTGCTTATTCTTCATCGTACCGCAGGCACCTGTAATATTGCCCTGAGTATCGATTCTAACCCATTTCTCGTCAAACCAGCTTCTAAGGCTCTTTTCCTCTATCTTAGCAAGCTTTTCGTAATAATATGGATCTTCGTATATATGATCCATTGCAATCTCTCTGGCTGCCTCTAGAGATGTTGTATGTTCTAATTCGACTTGGGTTCCTACTTTTAAAAGATCTGAGGTTTGCTTGACGGATAGGTTGTGTCTTTTAGCCAGATCTTCTATGGACATTCCTTTGGCTAGACCGCCAGGAACAATATCTTTCGTTTCCTTATTAAGGTGTATCGCAGTTAATTGCCTTTCAGCTGCTTTTCTTGAAGAATGGGTACCGAGCCGTTTTCCACCGCCTTTAGGATATACTATATATTTTCCGTCAACTTTACGGATAGTTTCAGCAAGAACTTCTCTAATAAGCTCTCGCATGAAAGCATGCATATCGGCTGGTATTTTCTTTTTAGACTGTTCCACCTCCCATTAAAATAATTCTAATAACGATACCGGCTAACGCCGTGAAAACGATCCAAAGAGCTTTAGTAACGGTTTCTTTAAAGCGCCTAAGTTCTTCAACACTTTTAAGAGTATCAACGAATTCTTTTTCATTTATTTCAAATTTTTTTCTAAAGTCTGAATTCTTATTAACCTTTACTATAACTCCATCTTCTGGGTTGAGGAGCATGTACTTAAGTTCACTAACATCTTCTTTCATCTCATCCATAGATTCTGCCATACGAACAAGCTCACCGTTTGGAAGTTTATCCTTCATCGCAGCGAGTTCGGCAAGTATTAAATCAATCGCCTCTTTTTGTGTCATTTTTGGAGAAAAGTTAATCTAATATACATAGTCACCCGTCTACTGCTTTCTTAGAAATCTCTAAAAAGTCTTGTAGTTTATCTAAAACTGCTTTTTTAGTTTTCTCTGCTCCAATCCATGTATCAACTTCACCTTCTTCTGAAACGTATGTTTCTTGGGTATTGACGGAGTCAAAAATCCAAGCTTCAATGTCTTTGATAAAAGCTTCCTGTCCTCCTCTTAACATAGCTTTTTCGTACTGCTCATATAGACCAGCTTTTCTCAGCTCGGCTTCATAGTCTACAGTACAGTCGAAGCAAAAGCCATGAATACGGTACATCTTTTTATGTAACCAATAATTCATGGACGTGTTGCATTTAGGACATGTTAGAGGTATCTGAGCTTCTTTTTTGGCTCTGTCAAGCTTAGTGATATTTTGCTTTATACCGTTCTTGATAGTCCAAGTTCTTCCATCTTCCTCCCAGATGTCGCCTTCCTCGTACTTCACTCTAGCTTTAGAGTACCCGGAACCTGTCTTTGTTTTAGCTCCGTAATCTTTTTTGACTAAGTTTCTGACACGATTAACATCATGTTCTCTAAACTCTTTCTTTAAAACGTTATCTGACATAAAACTATTTGTATCCCAGTTCTTTAAGCTGGTCTATAACTACTTGTGTATCGCCATTTTTTGGGCACAGGATTCCAATCCCTCCTGCGCTTCTCCAGTTCTGTATAATATCTTCTCTGTCGTCTATATGAATAGCATTTTTATGAGCATAATCATGCTTTTCTTTTGAGTACTTGAAGATAACTTTTGGAGGAGGATTGAGATGATTCTTAACCCAAGTATTTTTTCCTAATCTAGACACTTCATTCTTAGAAGGAGAAGTTAAAAGTTTAGGATCATAATCTTTAATGAAGTTCCAAAGCTTCTTGCCGCCTGGAGTCCAGGGCATTTCCGACCAGAATTTAAGACCGATCTTACCGTCTATCAGATCCCAAAACGCTCTTGTACCGTACTTATCCTCGTACTGGTCTGGGAGCATGCCGGTATAGTGTTCAAATCGTTCGTCGAAGTGTGTTAGGACTCCGTCCATATCGCAGAACAGTTCGTATTCTGGTTTCGGTTCTTCTATTTCAAATAGATCTTTAAGCGTGCTCATTTTTTACTTTATCCTCCCATGTTCTAAACATCATATTGCCCATCAGGTATGCTTCTTGTTCTAGCTCCTGTAAGTTTCCGTCTTCGTTTGTATTCGTAGTCTGAATGTTTTGTAATCTTTCTTCCAAATTCTGCTTATGGTGAATCATCTCGTGGGCAAAAGATCTAAGTACATCCTTAGGATGTCTTCCGGTTACGTATAGTACAATCTCTTTTTTACCGGGATCGTAATAAGCTGTCTTACCGAAGATATCTGAAGCTTCTACAATGTCTTTTCTGATTTTGACTTCCGGTAGAGGTAAGATCTTCATACCCTGATCAAGCATGTATTCTGTAATCGAGCCCATATAGGGGGTATAGTCGTAGCTAATCTCTCCTTCATGTTTGATAGAGATCTCAATCTTATTCTGCATAAACTCGATTCTAAAACCTTCAGGCATTAGGTTTCTCAAATGATTATACATGTATACAAGCCTGTTCCGATCCTTGGACGGAATGGCAGACATTGCTGCAATAGGTGCTCCTGAGCTCCCTTCTTCGATATTACCAAACGAGTCGAAGACATCCCCCATAGCTTCAGATATTTTACTCTCTATTTGCTCTCTCATAATGTTTCCTTTTATAATGTCGACAACCGTTTGTAGTTCTTTATCAGAAAGCTCTTCGGGTAAGTACTTTTTTATCTCTTCTTCTTTACCGTCTAGTATAGCTTGACGAAGACTGGATGCTCTAACCTCTGTGTGTTTTCCGAGTACTGGAAGAACTTTAACGTTCGGGTAATTTCTATATGTAGTAGACCTTCCTAAATCAGGAAGATCTTCAGATGATCTAAGACCAACAATTGCATAGTATTGCGTATCCGGGTTCTTTTTTACTACCGAATCCTTAGAGTAGTTCATAGGATTGGTACCG